CGGCATCTGGGAAGGCATTACATTCGAGGTGTTTGATGCCATCACAGAAGAGCCATTTGAGGCACGACAAGCCACGCTAAGGGCTTTGAGCCTGCCAGCTTGGTGCGAGGTTGTCGAGCAAGTGGAATGCGCCTCAGAAGCTCACCTTGACGAATACGAGCAAAGACTCATTGAGCTAGGTGCCGAGGGCGTGATGCTTCGCAAGTCTGGATCACTTTACCAACACAGGCGCAGCAGTGACTTGCTCAAGCTCAAGCGCATCCAGTCAGCCGAGGCAGAGGTCATCGGCTATGAACAAGGCAAAGGCAAACACGCCAACCGCGTGGGCGCTCTGGTTGCTAAGTTCGCTGGGCAGGTGTTCAAGCTCGGCACTGGGTTGAGTAATGAGCAGCGCGACAACCCGCCAGCAGTGGGCAGCATTGTTACATTCTCATTCTTTGAGTTGACCGATGGCGGCTTGCCACGTTTCGCTTCGTTCGTGGGCGTGCGTGACTATGAGTGATTGACAACGAGGCGCAGGTTTACTATCATGCTCGTGCATGAGCTACAAGTCGTTTACAAGAGCAGGGCTGATCCATACCATCGGAGTCATTGGTGAGACTGCCAGCATTGGCGGCAACCAATTCCAGGCCTCGTTTGATGAGGCTGACATGGACGTTACGCGCCACATGTATGGCGACGAGGATGAGATAACTACGCAGGCGGTTTGCCTGAAGTCAGCGCTTACCAATGCGCCCAGGATAGGCGAGACACTCACAAGAGTTGAGCAGCGCAAGACTTACGTTATCACAAGCGTGCAGTCAGATGTTGAAAGCTACGAGATCAACCTAAGAGCTAAAGATGGCTAAGGGTGGTTCATTCAATGTCGAAGTTGATGATAGCGTATTCAAAAAGGATACAGCTAAATTTCTCAAGGCAATAGGCAAAGAAGAAAAAACCTTCATCCGCGAACAGTCAGGCATGGTTGGCAGAGACTTGGCTAAATACACACCGCCATTTGTGAATGGCACTTTTCCTGACTTTGCTAAAGATACCATAGGAACGTCGGCAGATATAAAAGCAGGAAAGAATGCCATTGAAGGTGGCTTAAAAAGCATTTGCTTCAGGGTTAAAAAGAAACCAACAATCAACAAGGCCATTAAAAACTTCGGCCGTAATGCTCCAGTCTACAAAGGCAAGCAACAGATTGCATTCGGCGTTATCGACAACTTGAGAGACTTGGCGAATTGGCACTACAAAAACAGAACCAGCCAGGGCAGGGTTTTGAAGGTTCCAACTATACAGCGCCCGATGGTTTGGCAATCGGTTTTTAATAAGTATGTAAAAAGGCGGCAGCAAGATGTGGGCATTGCCAAGGCTGGTTTCTACAAAGCAAGTTTGAGGTTTGGCGCTAAACAAAAGGCGGCACCAAACATTAAAAAGAACGTAGGCAAAGCGGCAGGCCTTGGCATATTGAAGCAAACGAAAGAGGGCTGGGTTGGCCACGTATCTGGCACATCAAAAGGGGCAGAGTATACAGTCAACAAGCTGCCAATGATAGAGCGCAACAGGGGCGAGAAAGCAATCAAGCGACTGAAGATACTTGCTAAAAATAGAGCAAAGAAGGACTTTTCTTGAAGCATTGACAAATAGCTTTATTTATTATAGAAAACAAACACCATGCCAGCCACATCCGACGAAGAGGTATTTAATTTTGAGGGAAACATGGAGCAGTCATTCTATGACTTCTTACTAGCTGAAGGCATCGAGCTTGCAACAGCCAACGACCCACAGCGGCTCGGTGATGACTATGTTGGGGTGCAGTTCATGGTTAACGGCATCGCTGAAGATGAACACATGAGCGAGAAGCCAGACGGAAACCTGGAATATGACCATTACCTGTTTGGCGTAGAAATCACCATCCACACCGACCGCATAGAGAACGCAGTTCCAGGTGCAGCATTCAGTCGTTATCATCGCGAGCTAGTGGCAAAGGTGCGCAACCTTCTCAGCATTTCACGGGCAGCCGAGGGCGCTAGCCTCAACGATCAAATTTCCCTATACTGGATCAACCGGCTCATTGCTAGTGATACTAGCTATAACGCATACGAAAGCAGTAAGGATGAAACGATACTATCTTACAACGGGAGCTTCAGCATATTGCCAGAGGCGTGGCCTGTATAAGTTCTCAGCGCATCAAGCTCAAGGAGACTGTTTCATAGTTATAGAAACAAACCTAGTTTAAAAGAAGACAAGACAAAACAACGCAAACATTTTGGTGGTAATTATTCCATAGTTCCAAAAGCATAACATTTTCAATATTGACAAATGCACGCGGCAATGCATAAATAGACACCGCAAACCAATAACTATTTAAACAAAAAACAACATGGCTATTCCATACAATTCCACAGCATCCCAGCCACAAGGCTTAGAAATCGCGACCATAAATCTTGTCACTTACGTGGTGGATAGTGTCTCGATGATCACTAATGATAACCGCATCATTTCCCGCACCGATGAAGTCGGTGACCGCGCTGACTTCATGCTCCGCGCTGGCAGTGATCAAATCACCGGCACAATGACGCTTCAACGCGCTATTGATACCACAGTGCTACCACCAGAAGGCTCAGAATTTACCTACGACTTCGACCGCTCAGGCACAGCTTCCACGCTTGTCGTGCAGTCAGTTACTGTCAACAGAGGCAACGACGCATTCGACACATTCGACATCAGCGTGGTTCTCGTCACTTACCAAGCATAACCGATGAAGATTAAACTGACCACAGACCACAGCATACGCGGCGCCATCGTATCCGCAGAGACGGTGGTTGATGTCAGAGAGGGCGTTGCCCTTGACTTAATCAAACGCGGTATTGCTCAAAAGCCTTCAAAGCCAAAAGCAGACAAGCCCAAGGCTGAGAAGTAATTTTCTATTACAAAATACGATTGGTTTCGGCCTTGCTCGCCCACAAAGCGGGCAAGGCTTTTTTTTAACATGGACATAGCAGCAGCATACGAAAAAGAACGCGAAGAGCTTGAGCTTAACCGCTCACTTGACTGGTCGACATTTTCGCGTGATTACATTGTGGCAGGTATAAAGCTTGAGCCAATGACGCTGCAAACATGGTTTGACTTGCTGGCGCTGAAGTCACCATTGCTGTATGGCAAGACACCAACGCTTGACGTTATCACAGATTATATCTGGAGAAACAAAGGCAAGAACCCATCAAACAAGTTGGTGGTATTCTGGCAGTTGTCACGGCTCAAGCGCAAGGTTTTTAATCTTCTCAAAAACGAAGTCGAGGGCATTGCTTTGCTCAGTGTTATCCACCAGCATGTTAAGAACTCGCTCGATGAGTTTCCTTCTGAGGCCAACCAGAAATCAACAAGAAAAGTTAACTCGATGTCATCAGTATCGGGTGAGGCATCTATGGTTGATGAGATAGCGCACCGCTACAGCATGCACCCAGAGGACGTGCTAAAGATGCCGCTGCGCAGAGCGTTTGCATTGCAGCGCACCATCAGAGTCTCAACGATCCCAGGTTACAAACTGCTTGAGCCTGATTCAATCAGAGCAATCAAATCGGAATATCTAAACAGTTTAAACAATGGCGCTCAGTGAAATAAAAATGACAATGTCGCTGGCAACCGCCGGCGTCACCACAGCACTTGACAAGGCAAAGACGGGCATTGCTGGTTTTACAACCAGCGCTCTTGAGAAGCTTAACAGCGTTGCAAAATTAGCCACTGGCGCACTGGTTACTGGCTTCACTTTAGCGGCTAAAGGCGCTCTTAGTTATGGCAAAGAATTAGAAAATCTTGCCCAGGTTTCAAATACCAGCGTTGAGGATTTTCAATACTTTGCTGCGGGTGCTAGGACGGTAGGCATAGAAAATGAGAAGCTTGCAGACATCTTTAAAGACGTGAACGACAAGATTGGTGACTTTCTTCAGGCTGGTTCTGGCCCTATGGTTGACTTCTTTGAAAATATAGCGCCAGCAATCGGAGTGACTGCTGATGAATTCAAGAATCTTTCTGGGCCACAAGCTTTGCAGCTTTATTATGATTCGCTTCAGAAGGCAAACTTGAGCCAGCAGGAAATGACATTCTATATGGAAGCCATTGCGAGCGACACAACAGCGCTCATTCCGTTACTTCAAAACGGCGGCGCAGGTTTCAAAGAG